GGGGTGACAGCGTCACGTGACGGGACGCTGTCACGGGACGCTGTCACGTTCTCGGGTGCCGTCACGGGCCATGTCACGTCGTCGAGCCCGGGCAGCGGGTCGCCGTAGCCGGCCGGCTCGTCGACGACGTCGTCGTCGGGCCCGGTCACGTCAGGGGTGATGACTGTGTTCATTTCGTTGCCGGCGTCGCCGCCCCAATCCGATCGATGATTTTCTGCAGGTCGTCGACGTAGAACTCGAGCCATATCTGCTCGGATCGCTGCGCGGCGTCGACGATGAAAAACGACCCGCGAAACGACCCGCCCCGCCACCCTTTGCGGGGATTGGGGCGGCCCGGCCAGCCGTAATGGTTATTGCCGGCGTAGGGCACGGCCGCGCTGCCGGCCCGCACGACCGCCCGACCTACCTGCCGCGTGCCGCGCACGGTGCCCTGCAGGTTCCCCGTGTCGCCGACCGGGGCGAGCCCCCGGGCGACGTCGGCGACGAATGCCGACACGCGCGCGTTTGCCGTTCTCAGGTCGGCCGTGTCGAGCTGCGCGGCTGAGAGTGCTGATCTCAGCTCGCGCAGCCCGACCACGTAGTAGCCGGCGTTCTGTGTCGACATGGTCGCGCGCGGCCCGGGGTTATTCGCCAGTCGCCCCGGATTTGCTCGGCGCGGCGGCCGCGGCCAGCGGTGCCGCCCCCCAGGTGCCGAAATCCGGTTCGGATGCGCCGGCCGGGCCGCGCACGCTCCAGTCGAAATCGCGCGTGATCCGCACTTTGACGTCGCCGCCGAGCCCGAGAAACTTGACGTAGACTTCGCCGGTGATCGTCGGCGCGGTCGTGTTGTCGTTCGGGGTGAACGTGAATTCCTGCCACGTGCCCCGGTTCGTATAGGACCATTCCTGCAGCGACGGGGATGCGTCGAAATCCTGAATCGCGGTGCCGGTCATGTGCCACGGGCCCGGGGTCGTTTCGCCGCCGATCGTGTCACCTGACAGCACGTAGGCCTGATCCTCGGAATCGCCGTCCTGTTGCTCGACGATCAGGTTTGTCGTCTGCGCCTCGGCCGACGTCGGCGTCAGCGTCGGGCCAAACGTCAGCGTGCCCCTCAGCAGTCTCGAATCGTTAACCATTGTTTCCGCCCCTCTCAGACGGTCGTAAGTGTGTACGTGATCGCGGGCAGCGTTTGATCGCCGCCCGCCTCGGGAATGAACGACGACGGTTCGTATCGGGTCACGGCAGCGATCTCGTCAAGGGCTGCCGTGATCTCTTCGATCAGCTCGTCGGCGGCGATCGCGACCGACTCGGGGGTGCCGGCCGGCAGCACGACATGCACGAGCCACGTCGCCTGATCGCCCTGATAGGTCGACGGTTCGGAATATGACCATTCCGGCCACCCCATGCCCCGCGCGATCGTGCGGGGCGGGTAGGGGGTGCCGGTCACGCCGGCGACACTCGAGAGTGCGGCCGCGATCTCGACGCGGGTATCTGTGAGCCGGGTCACCCGAGCACCATGATCCGGTAGGGCCGTTCGTATCGTTCGATCTCGGCGTCCCATCGCGGCAGCGTCGCGCTGCCGAAATCGTTACCGACGACGACGCCGAGCGGGGCGCCGGTCGCGGCGGCCGCACGGCCGACGCGCCGGTAGATCGCGAATGTGAGATCGGCCGCCCACGGGTCGACCCGGCACGCCTGCGCCTGCGCGGTCAGCTCGGCCTGCAGCAGCAGCTCGAGCTGATCGTCGTCGACGCTCGACGCCGGGAGCTGCAGCCATGCCCGAACCATGCCGGCATCCGGCGGTGCGTCGACGCCGGCGACCGCCGGGTCGACCGTGGGGTCGGTCATCTCACTTACTCGACTTGACGGCGTCGCGGGCCGCGGCGACGAGATCCTCGGCGCCGGCGACCGGGGCGGGCAGGGCGAGCACGCTGAACGTGTCGGGTGCCGTGTTCAGGGTCGCCTCGAAACCGGCGTAGCCGACGAGCTGGCCGAGCACGTCGGGCTCGTCGACGGCGAGAAAACCGTCGAGATCTTCGTAATACTCGACGAGCGCCCCGCGGCCGATGATGCCCGTTCCCGGCGGGAAATACGGATCGACAACGGCCTTGAAACCGCCGATCGTGCCGCCGATCACGCCGGGCTCGAGCCCGGGCCAGCTCGGCACCCCGTTGGAGCTGAGCTGCCCGCCGAGCTCGGCCCACACGTCGACCGACAGCCAGAACGTGTCCGGGAATCCGAGCGGCTTGCCGGCCTGCAGCGGGGTCGCGGCCGCGTCGAACAGCACTTTGCGCACCGTGGCCGGGTTCCAATCGGCGACGGGTACGCTCGCGTTGTTCGTCAGCGACGCGAGAAACGCCGTCACGGCATCTTCGTCGGATTCCTGCGCGTAGATATTCGCGAAATCCTCGGCGACGATCTGCATGATCCCGGGCTGCGACCACTTGATATCCTGCCGGGAAATGTTCAGGTGCCCGGCGAGGGTCGTCGCGGCCACGGGCAGCTTGCCGAGCAGCAATTTCTGCGACGCGGTGAGATCCTTCTCCTGCGCCTGTTTGCCGACGGCGACATGCTGGGTGACGACGGGCCGGTCGAATGCCATCGCCGTCAGCGGCCGGCGGGCGACCGACTGCACGAATGGCCGGTTTGCGTCGATCAGGTTGATGACCGGCTGCACGATCGGGCGGGGGATGATGCCGGGGTTGTCGGCGGTCGTCTGATGCGCGGTCGCGCGTTCGATCAGCTCGAGCGCTTCCCGGTCGCCGCGCATGGCACGGCCGGCGGCGACGAGATAGTGCCCGACGGTCGGGAATGCCTCGCGCATGATCGCGTCGGGGTCGGCCGGCCGGTCGGCGACGACGACCCGCTCGACACGGGTCGGCTGTCCGCCGAAACGCGATCGCAGTGTCGCGACGCGGCCGCGCTGCTCTTCGATGCCGGCGTGATATTCGATCGACGCCTGCAGCTCGGCGGCGTGCGTGTTGTCGCGTTCGATCAGCGCGTTTTCGTCGGCGGTCAGATCGCGGTTTTCCGCGGCCGCACGCTCGAGCACGGCGTCGACGCCGTCGATCAGTTCGTCGTATTCCGACGTGAGACGGTCAAGATAAACGCCCATAGCGGGCCCTCCCAGTCAAAGATGATGAGTCTTTGGCCGGGTGTCTGGTCCCACTCGCCCCGGGGTGTCGGCTCTCAGGCCGGGTGTCCGGTGACGGTCGCCAGGGTGTCGGCTCGCGTTGTTGCGGTCAGGTTAGCGTGCTGTGCGCAGCGCGTCTAGTCTCGCCCGGGCGGCATCCAGCAGCGGGGTTGCCGGCGGGGTAAGCATTTCGTGATCGCGGGCGACGAGCACGCCGGCGCCGGCGTATTGCGGCGACCGGGTCGCGGCGACGTGATTCAGGCCGGCCTGCATCCTGATCGTGACGTCGCGGCCGCCCCGTGTTTCCCGGCGCGACTTGTATGCGCGGGCGCCGACCGACCAACCGGTCAGCTCGCCCGAGCGTGCTTCTTCGGCTTGTGGGTGCGACCGGTTCAACCGGAATGCCGGATACAGGCCGTCGTCGAATTCCTCGAGCGCGACGCATCGGCCGAGATACCGGTCGCCGTCGTCGCCGGCGTGCCCGAGCATGAGATTAATCCACAAGCCCCCTTTGGACACGTCGCGGGCGAACGCGCCCCGCTCGAATTCCTCGAAATAGAACGTTTCGCCGTCGTCGCTGACGGCCGTTTCGACGCCGTAGGGCACGGCGAGCCCGCGCACGGTCCAACCGTCGCCGATCGGCTCGAGCGGCACGGGTAGGGCACGGGTGATAAACAGCTCAGACATTCGCGGTCGCTCCAATCGCCTGCAGGTTGGTCTGTGTGATGATCTGCTGTGCCGCGGCGACGACGTCGTCGGCGGTCTGATCGGTTGTCTCGGGCCGGCGTGCGGTCTGCGCCGGCGTCGGCAGCGGCGGATACCCGAGCTTTGCCCGGATCTCGTCGACCGTGAACACGCCCGCGCCGGCGTACCCGGTCAGGATCTCCATCGTCGATTTCGCGTCGGCCCGCATCCTCGAGTCGTAATCCCAGACGACCGACGTGCCGCCCGGCATAAGCCATTTCGTCATCGCCTCAGTGAGCGGCCGCATCCAGCGGTCGGCACTGTCGCGCACGAAATCGATATCGCCCGTTTCGACGTTCTGATATGTCATCGTCGGGCCGTCGAGACCCAATTTCCACGGCGGCACGCCCACGGCGTTCGCCGTCATGTGCGCGTTCCATTTGCGCGCGTCGACGAGCTGCGCCTGTTCCGCGTTGCCCACGATCGGCAGCAGCGTCGTACCCGACGGCAGCACGACCGGCTCGCGGGTGAGCACGATATCCCGCCATTTCTGTTTCAGCTCGTCGGCCTGTTCCTGTTTCACGACGCCGCCGGCGGCGATCACGGCCGGCGGCAGCGCGCCGGCGGCGAACGTGTCGCGGCTGTACGATTCGGCGGCGAGATCGCCGGCGAGCGAATCGGCGTACTGCTGCAGCACCCCACGCCCGAGTAGCTGCCCCGATCGGGCGCCGAATGACACGTGAAACACTTCATCGGGGCTGAGAGTGATCCCGCCGATCACCCATGCATACGTCCCGTCGGGGTCGACCTGCAGCCACACCTGATCGACGGGCAGCGGCACGAGCCAGCCGGGCCGGCCCGTGCGCCAGTCCAGATCCCCCTTTAGGGCAACATGGTTGCCGTAGAGTATCCCGTCCTCGGCGGCCGCCCAGCGATACCCCCACAGCGTCGACAACGGGTCAGGGTCGGTCACGATCGACGGCTGATCGGGCAGCGGAATCGCGATCCCGAGATCCCGGTCGAACCGGCGCGCATACCATTCCGTCGACGCGGCCGCATTCGCCAGCAGCGCGACCGCCCGCCCGAATGGCGGGTAGCCGAGCGCGTCGGATTCCGTCGCCGGCTGCACGGTCGGAATCAGCGGCGGGTCGGTCGTCGTCAGCGTCAGCAACGCCTGCCGGGTGAGCCGGCCCGGCAGCGCCGGCCGGGCGAGCTGCTGCAGGGCGGCCGACCCGCGCAGCCGGTTACGGGCATAGGACAGTGCTACATCGCGACTCGCCACGGGGACGCCTCATCTCAGAACACATAGAAATGGCTAGGTTCCGGCGCGCGTCCCAGCGCCCATGCCGACAGGGTAGCGCTCATCACCCCGGTTGCGGGAATAGGCCCGCGTCGTTCCCACTGCCAACTTTTGCCGGTCGTGCGTTGCACGCCGGCGACGCTGCGTGTCAGGGTCGCGTGATGATCGGACGCCCGCACCCGCAGCCCGCCGGCGCGTAACCGGGCATCCCACGCGAAACACGCGGCGGCGAGATCCTGCGCGCCGATGCGCACGAGCTTGCCGGCGACGTCGGGATCGGCCTCGAGCTGCAGGATCAGATCGTGCCCGGGCCCGTAATCGTCTATGCCGATCGCGACGACGCCGGCGGCGAGATCCCGCACCCGCTGCGCGACCCACGCCGAGCCGGGCCGGTCGTCGATCGTTTCCTGCAGCAGCCCGTCACGGCCCGGGTCGCCGGTTGTCGCGGTGATCGTCGACACGCGATCGTAAGGGTCGATATCGACGCCGATCGCCGCCGGCGACTCGGCCGGCAGCTCGACGTCGTCGACGTCGACGGCCGCGGCATCCCAGCTCGCCCGGGCGATCGTCGACCATAGCGGCATCGTTTGCCCGCTGCCGGGCCACTTCCCGAAATACTCGGCGGCGAATGATTCGTCGCCGAGCCGGTCACGGTCGGCGCGTAATTCTTCGATGCGGATAATGCCGTCGGCGAGGGCCGGGTAGTAATCCCACCATGACGATTCGTCGTCGAGATCGAACGTGTCGGGCACCGTGAACTCGAAATAGGCTGTGCCGGTCGTCGCGCCGGCGTCGACGGTCGCGCGGCCGCGTTCCATCATTTCCCATAGCGCCGTCTGTTCGTTGTTCAGGATCGACACGTTCGACACGCGCCATATCTGCCCGTGCCCGCGCGCGTCGCCGAGCGTCGGGCCGGCGGCCGCCATGAGATCCTGACCGACCGTGCGCGTGAACACAAGAAATTCGTCGAATGTCAGGTGCATGATCCCGTCACCCCGCACGCTCGAGCGGGTCGGCGCGAAAACGCTGATCGACGACGCGCGCGGCCAGCGCCAGTCTTTGCCGGCCGTGCGCGGGTCGATCAGCAGCCCGGTATCGCCGATCGATTCGCGCAGCTTCACCCCGGCCCGCCACACGGCCGGGGACATGCTTTCCCGGTACGGTTCGACGAGATCTTTCATGAACCGCTGCCGCGCTTTGACGAGATTCTGCGCGGTGTGCGCGCCGACGAATGGCATGATGCGGCCCGTGTCGAGCGTCACGGGCCCGGCGAGCGACCGGGCCAGCGGCACGCCCATTGTCGTCACACTTTTGCCGCAGCGCCGGCCGACGATCGCGTCGATATTCGCGTAGGCGAATGGCGAGCCGGGCCCGTCGACCCGCTCGAGGGCGACGTCGAGCATGTATTGCTGCCAGCGGGTCGGGATGCGGCCGAGCTTTGCCGCGATCGCCGCCCCATAGAGTCGGCCGTCACTGTACCTGTGCGGGCTGCGTTTCGTCCGGTATTGCGGCAGGATCGGCTGCCCGCTCGAGCTGTGCGAGATACTGCCCGATGCGTGCCAGCTCGAATTCGACAATTTCGGGCGCCTCTTCTATCACAGGTTCCGGCAGCTTTGCCTCGGCGGCGAGCATCTGCGCGTATAGCTGCGCTTTCGCGATCCCCTTTGCGCGCGGCACTTCCGATGCGAGATCGATCACGGTCGCACAGATCATTTCGTGCCACGGCTGCACGGCGCCGGCCGCGCGGCGAGCAGCGATCGACGCCCGCGCGGCGTCGACGAGCGTGCCCGACGCGCCGGCGCCGGCATCCGGCGACTCGAGCCCGGGCAGCGTCGGCTGCTCGTCATACATGCGCACATTGTGCAACACGCCGGCCGGCGCCCGGGCGAATTGTGGATAACTCGAGAGTCAGCCGGCCGAAACGATCAATCGACGGCCGGGTAGCCGAAACAGTCGCACATATCGCATGACAGCACGGCGCCGGCCGGATCGGGCGGCCCGTCGTCGAACCGGCGCCGGATCAGCCGGCCGCCCGAGTGCGGGCAGATTCCGCGCAGCAGCGCGGCATGCTCGAACGCGGCCCATTCCGCGCGCTGCTCGTCGCCGGCATCTGTCATTGCGGCCGCCGGCCGAATGCGTCGCGGTCGGTCGGGTCGGGCAGCATGACGACGTGCTGCCCGAGCGGCAGGGGTGCGTCGGGGTGCCGCGTCACGAAATGCGCGGCCCATGCCAGCGCCGAGACATGGCCGGCCGGCAGGTCGACGTCAGTCTCGGCGGTGCCGACCGCCCCGCACAGGGTACACATGACGATCGCCGCGGTCGGCTCGTCGCCGGTCATTGCTGCCCGCCGGCGAGCTGCAGGTGCATGCGTGCGCAGGGCAGGCACAGCACGACGAGCCGGTCGACGTCGACGCCGATCGCCGGCCGGCCGTGATCGTCGAGCGGGGCGCCCGGCGCCCGCCACACGTCGCGGCCGCACTCGGCACACGGCACGACCGTCGACCCGGCGACGACGTCGTCGTCGCCCCATGCCGTCGGCAGGCAGGCGAGCACGGCGTCGTCGTCGGTCAGATTCACGCGCAGCACGGCGCCCACGGTATCAGCGCGGCAGCCTGCCGATCCGCTCGAGCAGCACGTCGAGAAATCTCGGATCGGCGCGGCCGGCGAGCCCCAGCAGCTCGGAGATCAGCGCGGCCGCCCCGTCGACATTCAGCAGATACAGCGTGTCGCTGTGCTCGCGGGTGTGATTGATCCGGCCGCTCAGCTCGAGGGCGATCGTCGTTTCGATGCCGTCCGGGCGAAACGCGCCGACGATCGCGACGGTCGAATCGGCGAGCAGCACGGCGCCCGTCGTATCGATCAGCGCGTCGTCGCGCCCGAATGCCGAGCCGCCGATGATCCTACCCACGGCGCCCACGGTAACGGATGCCGGCGGCCGGCGCCGGATGCCGGCATCCGCCGGCGCGTCAGGCTCGAGCCCGGCGCGGCCCGTTTTTTGTTTGCCTGATCGGGTAAAAACGGGCCCG